CGTGAAGAAGTTTATATGTGGATCGGGAAAGGTATTCGCGACGACCAGCGTGCTAGAACTACAGCAGCCCTACAAGAAGAAAGGATGGACTCATGAAATATACCTATACGTATATACTGCTAATTATCCTTATAAGTATAATTGGGTGTTCTGCGAGCCAAGATTTAGAAGATATTGCTAATATGAAAAATAAATGTAAGGCGTTTCGTAATGAGTATGATGCGGTAAAGCCAGTAAAATCGACAAAACTAATCGATGCTCAAGTTACAGAATGCAAAGACGCAGGCGCATGGGATGAGGTAAAGAAATGAACGCAGACGGAGTGCCTAGAAAAGTCACACTCGTCATCGAAGATGACGGGGCAGAGATGTTCAACTTCAGACTTGAGGGCGATATCGAAAGGCTTAGTATGCCTCAGATAGCTCCGTCACTTTATTCGGCTGCGGAGTATTGGGGCCTTGAAGTTCTTAAAATGCTTGACGAGAGATTGAAGAGCACTACTGAAGTTAAAAAACTAAACAGAGAAGAAAGAAGGCGTCAATGAATAATAACTTAGTGCCGAATTTCAATATGAACTGGGTGCCAGGTATCACGCTTGAAGAGATGGAAAAGCAAACCATTCTTCAAGCCTACCGTTTTTATAGAAGTAATAAAACTCAAACTGCTCAAGCGCTAGGTATAGCCATAAGAACGCTTGATAACAAACTGGAGAAATATGAGGCCGATGGAAAAGCAAGAGAAGAAAGAGAAGCAGGATACGAAGCTCAGCGACAAGCCACTCTCAACCGAATGCGCGGTATCATCCCAACCGAAACGCTCCAAACCCACGGTCAGGCTATGGCGGAGACCGCTCCCAGGGTTCACGTACAACCCGCTCAGGAGTCTGCCGAGAAACATGAGCTGCCCTTGTCTAAGCCAAAAGAAATTCAAAGCGTGCTGCCTCGACAAACTGCCTCTAGTGGTCAGCGAGGCCGACGCTAAAAAATATCGTGATCAGATGGACAAACCGTATTTACTCTTTGAGACTGAAGAAAACTCAGAGTTTGTAAAATCAGAAATGGAGAAGCTAAATGCTCTTAACCAGTCAGAACGGCCAACCCCTTAATTACACTCAAGGCGATGTTGTCACACTAGAACTTCTCGCCACCGACGATCAAGGCAATCCCGTAGATCTTACAGGCGTTTCTTTAGAGACTCAAATTTTAGGACCGAACAGTGTAGGGCCTATTACATTCCCAAACGGGCAGCATACTATTGCTGATCAATCGACAAATCGCGGCCAATTCGCTTTAGCTCTAGCAGCTGCTGATACGATGGCGACTGGAGATGGTGCGCACAAACAAATTTTAACTGAATCAACTCTCACAGGCGTTATCACCACTTATCGCGGAGTGAACCTATTAACTGTTTTCGTGGCTGTCCCTATTCAATGAGAGGGATAGTTATAAACCCCTCAATCGGAATGGGTGACGCTGTTCAGTTTACTTCTGTGCCTGAAAACTTCTTTCGCCATACGGGTGAGAAATTAGCAGATGTGACAAGTCATTGGTGCCTCGATCATAACCCTTACGTTATTAGAAATGTTCAAAAGGTTCAGGCCGTAGATCTTTGGGCGCAGCATTGCGCGAAGCAACCTTTGAGTCATGGTGAGAGAAGCGTCTATTTAACAAACGCCGAATCTCATTCGAGAAGCTTTGAGTATAAAATCGTAATGAATCGGCCTAGGCTTTATAAGTTTGAAGAGTTTCCTTTCTTTGATCGAAAGACTGTTATCCTTCACGTTAAAGGAAAGAGTCACGGGTCTTTACCTCATCACGTAGTTGAGCACGTCTTAAAGAAATATGGCTCAACCGTCAGGTTCGTAGGCGACCCCAGTGATTGGCGATATTCAATTGACCCGCCACCATTTATCAAAACTGAATCGCCTTGGGATTTAGCGAACGTCGTTTCTAAATGCAGCATCTTTGTCGGACCCGATTCAGGGCCTAGCTGGGTAGCTCAGTGCTACCCCGACGTAATAGTTAAGAAAGTCAGACTCACACCAAATGTTGAACAACTTCAAAACTGGGTGCCCCTCGAAGTTTGTAGAAACTCTTCTCATTGGGACGATAGATCAGCTTTTATTTTTAATCCGTCGGATGACGACGCGGGCTTTACGTGGAGCTATAGAAGAATATGATTCGAGACGAGATGCACGCTATACGATTGAAAGCTAAAACCGTAAAGGTCTGCAAACACAATTGGATTCAAAAATTAATTAAAGATCCAAAGACGTTGAAGCAACTAGGAGTGATACGCGGTTCAGTAATTGTAAATCGCTGTTCTAAATGTAAGGGGTATAAGCAGAAATGAAATTTAAGTGTCAAGAGTCATGCGGTGGAAAATGCTGTTCAGCGGGCTGGGACGGTAAAGCCGGTTTTGTATTTCTCACTTCAGAAGATCGAAATAAATTAGCAGCCTTCTTAGGAAAGAAAGTTTCGGACTTCGCGCAGCAAGGCGTATTCGACTCAACTCGGTTTACTGACAAGAAAAGTATTCAATGGTACCTAAAAGACGGCGAGAAGTCTTGCCAGTTTCTTAAAGATGGTAAATGCTCAGTCTACGAAGCTAGGCCAACTCAGTGCCGAACTTATCCCTTCTGGCCTGAGCAAATGAAAAAGCCTCAAAAGGAATTTTGCCCAGGCATCGGAAAAGGTAAAGAACATAACGATGATTTATTACTCGATCAAGTAAAGGCCGACTTAGAACTATGTCCTTAGAGCATCAAGACCTTTTAGCCGTGCTGATTTTAATAATTTTATCTCTTTCAATTTGGTGGAGTCGAACGTGAAATCTTCTCAAATAAAAACCGTAGTGCTCCAGCCGATTAAAGAATCAACTTCGGATTACGAAGAGATTGAGCGAAAAATAAAAGCTCTCTTCAAGACAGAGATATACCTACCTATTCTCAAAGAACTAGGAGAGCCTTCTCATGTTCTCACCAACTCCGCAGATGAACTTCTTAACGCAATTAAATCTGGACGGATTCAATTTTATAGAGGAACATTTTCAGGACGGTTCAACGCTTCTATCTCGAAAGAGTTAAAAGCTTTGGGGGCCTCGTGGGAACGTAAAACAGGGACGTTCAAACTTCCACAATCGTCGTTACCTCTAGAAGTTAGACATGCGATTTCAGCTAGCGAATCTCGTTTTCAGCAGAAACTTAAAGCGATTGACCTCAAACTCGCGCAAATTTTGCCGGAAGAATTGGCCGACAAGCTTAAAATTGAGAAACAATTTTCTTCTGCCCTTTGGAAAGTTGATAAGGATTTCCATCAATCGGTGAAGAATATCACGGTGACTCCAAGGCTTACGCAGGAGCAGCGAGACCGAATTGCAGCTGAATGGCAGAACAATATGAAGCTTTGGATTAAGGACTGGACTCAAAAAGAGATTGCCGAACTCCGAAGTAATATGCAAAAGTCGGTATTTGCTGGGAATAGGTATCAGTCAGCAGTAAAGACGATTCAAGATTCTTATGGCGTCTCAAGTAGTAAAGCGAAGTTTTTAGCCAGACAAGAGACTGGGTTACTCATGGCGAAGTTTAAGCAAACTCGTTATGAAAAAATTGGGGTAATGGAATATAAATGGGAAGCAGTTACCGGCACGAAAGCTCATCCCGTAAGACCGAGGCATAAGGCACTTGCAGACGCTTCAAAACGTGGCACAATATACAGGTGGGACGATCCACCGAATACCGCAGAGCCAGGTGAAGCCGCAAGACATAATAACCCAGGTGAAGATTATAATTGCAGATGCTCTGCGCGACCGATCATAAGATTTAAGGAGACTACGAAATGAAAATGATTTTACTGCTCATCACGTCTTTACTCTTCTCTGTTTCAAGTTTCGCTAGTAACGTCGCCTCACTGGCATATGCAAGCACCAACGTCACGACAAGCGCTTACGTCACCTTCGTAGCATCGACACCAATACCTACGACAAAAATAGTGGTCTGCGATACAAGTGCTGTTCTTTTAAAAATGGCAATCGGGGCCGCAGGTTTTGAAGTTGATCTTTTATTAAACCCGATAAGCAGTTGCTTTCAATTCAACCTCACCCAAGTTATCCCAGCAGGCACTAGAATTTCTCTTAAAGCTATCAGTGGGACCGCTTCAACAGGTTTTGCAAGCGTGAGTTTCTTTCAATGACGAGAAAAGAGAAACTTGAAAACTCAAAGGGTGAAGTCTTTTACGGAATGCATTTCTACCCAGGTGTAGCCGAGTACGAAGAACCAGGCGGCGAACCTTTCAGAATATTTATCAATGAAAATACAATTAGGAAAATGGGTCCATCTTTTTCAGGCCGTCCCATCTTCGTTGAGCATGTTGAAGAAGTTGATGACGATATAAATTCTTTACGAAATGAAGCTGACGGATGGGTCATTGAAAGCTTTTTCAATGCAGCCGACGGAAAGACCTGGGCAAAGTTTATCGTAGTCAGTGACCGAGGGTTAACTGCGATTCGCCGAGGCTTTAAACTTTCAAACGCTTACGTGCCAAAAACTTTTGGGAACGGCGGCCTTTGGAATGGTGTCGCCTATCAGAAAGAGGTCACAGACGGAGAATTTGAACACTTAGCGATTGTTCGTAACCCGCGTTACGAAGAATCAGTCATTATGACTTCGGAACAATTCAAAGCTTATAACGACGAGAAAACAGTTGAACTTAAACGACTTGCAAATTCAAAGGACAAAAAAGGAGATCCAGAAATGAAATTGAATATTTTCAAACGTACTAAAGTTGAGAACTCAATAGACCTCGACGGCTTGGTGGTCGAACTTCCAAAGAGTAAAAAAGAAATGTCCCTCGTCAAAGTTATCACTGACTTCGACACCATCTTAAACATGAACGGTTACGCAAACGGTGATCACATGGTTAAAGTGGGCGAAAAAGACGAGATGTCAGTAAACGACCTTGTGAAAAAACACATGGAACTTTCTAACAAGATGGCCGAATATGAAGCAAAGAAAAACGAAGGCGATGAAGCCGACGATAAAGATCCAGCCGTTGAGAATGACGATGAAGCCAAAATCGTAGAAGCTGGCATTGATGACCTAGGTGACCACGGTGGCGACCAGTCTTTGGCCAACGAAGAAGACGATGAAGAGAAAAAGAAAAAAGAAGATAAAGAGAAAATGAAAAACGCCAAAGAAAAAGCTTTGCGATTGAAGAATGCTCACTTGAATGCACAGGATGAAGAAGAGGCTATAATTTCTTTACCTCAAGATCAAGTCGCACGCGGTAAAGCTCGTTACGGGTCTGGCAATTAATTTAATTTTGAACTGAAAGGAAAATAAACAATGACTTACGCAGCAGGCGCATTATCAAAGACATTAGTAGGACAAAGTACAGCAGTTCTTGCCAGTGCCGTAGCAACGGGTGGAACTGGTCCTTATACCTATCAATGGTACCGTTCACAAACCACGGGATTTACTCCTGGGGCCGGAAATATTTTATCTGGTCAAACCGCTCTCACTTTGAATGACTCAGGTTTGCTCGCAAATAACACCTACTTCTATGTAGTTGTTGCGACCGATACCGGAAACTCAAACGTGACCGCTCAATCAGGTCAATTGACTGTTCTTACCGAACCAGCTCTGAGCCCAAACCAATTCGCTCAACAAAGCGTAGTCGGTTTGGTGGATATGAAAGTTGGACCTACTAACTTAATCGCTGCTCAAGTTGACGTTTCTGTTTCAACCCAAATTTACCCTGGACAAGCTGTTAAAATTGTAGCGAACAATTCCGGTGGTATTCCCAAAGTCGCACCCTGTTCTGTTAAGTCTGATCACTGCATCGGATTCGCAGCATTCAACATCAAAGATATCCAGTATGTTGCTGGGCAAAATCTTGAAGTTGCTATGTGGGGAACGGTCGTATGGCTTTTCGCAACGGGCGCAATCACTCAGTTTGCCGAAGTTTGTATCGATCCCACCTACGTCGGTGGTGTTCAAGCTACTGGAGCAACTGCAACCTTCATCGGTTGGGCTTTCGACGGGGCCGCTGCCGCTGGAATGATTCGCGTTATGTTGATGCAAAATATCGCATACGCAACAGCTTAATCAAAACTTAGAAAGGAAAAGGGAAAATTACCATGGGATTAAAAAAAGTAAAACAACCAGTCATCTTGAACTCAGCGGGGAAACCCATCGTTCTTACAAAAAACGAACGATATCACGCCGCTTGGACTCAAAAATTAGTTAACGAAAGATTCGGAAATGCTCTCGGTTATGAAGTTCCGATCACTACCCTTACCACCATCGTAAAGAAAGTCTCGGAGCAAAAGCTTTATGAAATTGCCCCCGCTGACTATATGCCAATTCGAGTCGGTGAAGGAACATGGTCATCGAACCTGACAACCTATCGTTCATTTGATATCGCTGACGTGTTCGAGTCTGGTATCATTAACACGGGTGGAAGTAATACTCGTATGAGCGTTGGAGACGCAGGCGTTGACGCTCTCAACATCAAAGTAAACAACTGGGCAAAGAATTGCGGTTGGAGTATTTTTGATCTTGAGCAAGCTGCAAAATCTGGTAACTGGGATTTAGTCGCTGCAAAAGAAAAAACCCGTAAACGTAACTGGGATTTAGGGATTCAAAGAATTTCTTTCCTAGGCGCTCAAGGGCAGAACGGTGCAGGCGGTCAATGTTTAGGTTTGCTTAACCAAGCCGGTGTTAAATTCGACACAGGTTTGATCAGCACAAAACTGAGCCTCATGACCTATACCCAACTCGCAGCTTTCCAACAAGCAGCCATCGCAAACTATCGTGTGAATTGTAATTACACCGCCTATCCTACTCACTTCATTATCCCTGAGTCGGATTACAACGGTCTCGCAGTTCAATCTTCACCGCAATTTCCAATGAAATCAGTTTTGGCACTTTTGGAAGAAGCCTTCCAATTGATCTGCCGAAATAAGAATTTCAAGATTTTGCCTCTCGCATACGCCGACGCTGCAAACGCAGGGGGCGCATTGCCCGCCGCAGCCGCAAGCTGTCAGTATGTATTTTTGAACTACGATGAAGAATCTGTAAGAATGGACATTCCATTGGATTACACCAACACTCTCGCGAACTCTCTGGATAATTTCATGTTCCAGAACGCCGGTTACGGCCAGTTCACGGGCGTCTTAGCGTATCGTCCAGCAGAATTGTACTACGCAGGATTCTAAGCCCTTTTGCGGTTTATTCCAACGCCCGAGGGACAAACTACCCTCGGGCGTTTTTACTGAAAAGGTATAGTGATGTACACAGCCCCAACGATTGCCCAATTTAAGCAGCAGTTTATTCGAGACTTCCCTTACGGGACAGACCCGAACGTTTCAGTCTTAGACGGGGATATTATCAATGCGTTTAACTTGGTGGATATAACAATAAATCAAGCCATGTGGGATAATCAGACGTCATACCAAATTGCTTACGGATACCTCGGCGCTCACTTTCTAGTTTTGAATCTTCGTGCTAGCTCACAAGGTTTAAACGGCCAATGGAATTTCGCTCAAAATTCTAAATCAGTCGGCTCAGTTTCGGAGTCGTTTACGATACCTCAGAGGGTTATTGATAACCCTGACTTCATGGCTTACATGAAAACCAATTACGGCGCTCAGTATCTTAATCTCGTTTGGCCTCAACTTTGTGGCCAAATGTTTTCAGTCTATGGGAGAACTCACCCTTGAGTGAAACTCTCGAATTTAACATCAAGGGTTTAGAAAGTATCTTGAAAGCTCTCAAGGGTGAAATGCCTACAGCGCGTGTAGGAATACTCGGGTCAAAAACAAATAGAAATAAAAATACAGTCACCAACGCAACAGTCGGCGCAGCTCATGAGTTTGGTACTGATAAACTTCCAGTCAGGTCATTTCTCAGAGTGCCTATTACTGAACATCTTCAAGGCGAGATTGAGAAGTCAGGGGCGCTTGATAAAGAAGCTTTAGCCGAAGTCGTAAGATCAGGTTCGGTAAAGATCTGGCTTGAGAAGATAACGGGCCTCGCTGAAAATATTGTACTCGGTGCTTTCTCTTCGGGGGGTTACGGAAAATGGCCTGCTTGGAAAACCCCAGGCTATGAAAACAATACGGGCCAGATTCTAGTTGATACTCAACAATTAAGAAATTCTATAACGAGTGAAGTGAAATGAGCACGATAGCCAACGCTGCTAACAAACCACTTTTTGCAAAAGCCGGAACGGTGCCGGACGTGAGCGGTGCTTTACAAGATTATTATCAACCTATGGTCTTTGAACCGTTAGTAAAGACTGTTCAGGGCTTTCAAGTTTCAGAAACTTCAAACCCGATTAACTTTCGCGGAGTCGTACAGCCTTTCACCGATAGACAACTTGCGCTTAAGCCAGAAGGTCAAAGAGCATGGACGTGGTTATGGCTTCACTCAGACCCAGTGCTCACTTTACAAGTTGACGACGTAGTTATGTGGAATGGAAAGCAAACGAGAGTGATGGCTCGTAAAGATCAAGCTCTATACGGTTTTGTCGAGTATCAACTCGTGCAAGACTGGACGGGTTCAGGGCCTTCATGAGTTTATCTCTCACTCAAACTAAGACGGCTTTAGGTGTAGGATTAACG